GTTAAAGTTATTATAAACACTATCCGTAATCAATACATATAGACCATTTTTAGCTTTAACCCCGCATGGCTGCGGGGGGGTCCCCATATTTATCTACATATTCACTAACCAGTTCATCGTAAGTATAAAATTTACTAATGTGGGTCAACAAGTTATTTTTTGTGGCTATGCGTAAAAGTTTTTCTCTCCTATCATTGAATACTTCTCTCCCATACTCGAAGTAATCACGTAAACTATTAACAAGGGATTCTGCACATTGCTCCTCGTGAGTCATAAAATTACTGGGAATACACACCATCATTCTCTTCAACATGCTCTTCTCATTCAATGGTGCAGTCCAAACTTTGCGCTCTTCATCGTACCTAAAAGCTCTTTTCAGATAATCAACTTCTTGGAGTGTCATCAAATCCCTATCCACTTCCCCTTTGGATGCTGAGGTAACGTTGACTCCAAATAAACTCATGAACGCTGCAAAACCTTTCATATTAAACTTGGAGCTAATGTGTTCAGAAACAGAGACAAGGGAGTCATCTCCAAAGAAGTTCGCACAGACTAACTTACTATAAGCTATTTCAAATGTGGGGTAACGATCAACAACACTCTTAAACTCTAAATCTGTCTTATACAAATACATAAAGAAAGCCTTGAACCTGGCCCCATTAACTAAACTATTAGTTTGTGCAGTCCCAAACGCCCCTGATATAGCTAAACAATAAAACATAACCAAGTCGCTATCAAAATCTATAATTGGATTTATAATACAACCAACCAAATTAGACATGATGCGTAAATCTCTTTTTGAGTAACCACACAGTTGCGCTACATATATCCAAAACTTATATTGAGGTATCAACTCATCAGGAGTGACACCTTGGTCGAACTTCTCTTGATCAGCTTCCAAAATGGAGCAAGACACCTTCAACAATCTTTCGGCAAGCTTACCCCAATCTGGCCCCATCGCATTGATACCTATACTCATCTCACTCTCCTTAACCTTCATAATGATCTTCAAAATTGGCATAAAATACCTGCGCATCAAAAAGGTTAATTCAAAACAGCTAGCATAAAATACCCGTGGCATCGACGTTTTGGGAACTAGATTTCCTAGTTCATCTAGCTCTTTAACGGTTTTGGGTTCGTTCTTCAAATTGGAGGAAAAAATGCAATTTGGTCTCAAACCCCTATCGCATCTATCAACCACTGCATCAATACGTGCCTTAAACTCATCATTTACATCTAAATGCCACTGGTGAAGCTTATCATCAGGATGATGCGATGCGGTAAGAAAAGTAGACTTAAGAACACGATAAGGATACCCACTACTTGTGGAACTATCCATTCGCTTCATCATATCGTCACCATCTAAACCAGCCAAAACTGTAGCGTCATCCAAAGGTTGTGCTTCGAGGATATCAAGTTTCTTTAATGCGTCAACTATAGCGTTATGCTGCATCTCTATCGCGTCTCGCCACAACTGAGGATCTTTAAAAACAGGTTTGACCAAATTGCAAGCAGCGGCATACTTAGGTTTCCAACTACGCATAAAAGATGGTGGACCAAAAACATTAGGTGTATTAAACTCCATCTCAACATCTGACGCTATAGAAGTTGTAATAACTGAAGCGCTAGGCTTGGAGCGCTCCGCTAAACGCCCAATGTAGAAAACACTACCCTCTTCCATGTGATTAAACGGACTCTTATCGTGCAGCTCCCTACCTATGGTTTTCCTAGAATCACCATCAGTAAAATCCATCTCTTGCATAGATCCAGTTTGAATGGCAAACTTATCTTCAAAAAGGGAGTCGAGAGCAGCCATCAATTCACTCCGGTAAATTGGTGTGCACCCTGCTGATGTAGTATCTTCCTTTCCGTGAGTGTGAATAGAAGTTATGTAAGGATATTTAGTATTGGCCACCTGAACAGCACCACACAGACCCGGAAAAGTCTTGAATGCACACTCAGTCATATAAATCTGTCCAAGATGTGTTTCGTCAACTCTCCTGAGTCTGACCATAAGATCACAATCCATTAGCTCACCACTTCTCAATCTATAGGCATAACTAGCAGATACATCTTTATGGCTATCAGTGAAATAATCTCTCATATCTCTCATCTGGCCAGTAGTACAAGGGATGTAGACTATACAGCAATCAGTATTTCCCAACTTACGGACTAACTTATAATCAATCGGCACGGCTCTAAGATTATTACCTAAGGGCGACGAATTCAATTTCAAATGCATGTGAGTGTATTTTCTATATTCCCCATTATCCTCAAAGAAAAAGTGCGCAGGTGCTAGCCATGCTCCGGAATACACTGGGTACAAGTTACCAGGAGCTCCAATAGTCTCACCATCCTTATACAACCAAACACTCGCTATCGTGTTGGAGACTCTAGTATGTAGATCTATAAAGGTAGCAGTTTTACGCTTTAGAGGAATGTCTTCTGGGGGAACGTATGGTTTCGCCCATCCGTTAGTTTCAGGAACAGTGACGATGGATCCTTGTTGCTGCAACTTAGGAGACATTAGAGCTTTGTAAGCACACAAAGCTGCTACCACAGCTCCTGTGATAGCAGGAAAGAATAACTTATGTTCCAAAATTGTCCTAACACGACATTCAACTATATTCCTCAAAACTGATCTAGCTTGAGCAGCTCGGGTGAACTTGATATATCTTAATCCACATCGATTCAAAATAGATCCTAAAGCGTCACCCCAAAGGACAAAAGTTAAACCACAGGGCCCATACATAATAGTACTTAAAATGGCCACACTAGAGTAGAAAGGAACCCAAGTAGCTAAATAAGCTGTAAAGCTCCATCTGAAGATAAGTGAGTCGATGTACTCAGTAGCATACATACTATCTGTACCAAATAAACAACCTAGTCCTACCTTCTGGGCTATCCACCCAAGCCAAAAGGATGCACAGAACTTCTTAGCGATATTAGCAACTACGACAACCCAAGGCATGATAGTGTACCACATAAGTGATCCAAAGAAACTAAATACCATGGAAGTCAAACCACTCTGGTGCGTCAACTTACATCTATCACAATCTCTATTACCTATCCCGTGCTGGCATGGTTGGTTCATATGAGTATGACCCATATCTACACTATTGCGGTTAGGAAGAGGATCAGGAATATGTAAACACAATCTACAGATACTTGGGCCAGAACCGTGCTCGCAAAATTCAGTGTTGCTAAGAAGATCATTAAAGCCAGTTATTATACGATTTTGCTGAATTATATGAGTGTCGCAAGTCTCTTTAAGGAAAACCAAAACATCGTGAATACTAACGCGATTCATCAATTTCCCTTTATGCGAGACAGTTTTCCAGGCCCACGCTGCGGCACAGTTCATAGCTCTAGTATAAACTTCCACATCAAGCACTGTAAACTCCCATGCGTCATCTTCTAAAGGCCGTCCTGCACACTTGGAGGGATCAAGCATTGTTGTGTTGCCAAGTCTAAACTCCTTCTTGACTTCGACAACAAGATGCACAGATCTACGCAAAACAGCAGCTGGTTCATTACTCAATATGTGAGCTTGAGCATCGGGGACATTAGTAGTCATAATATGGATATCTGCCTTCATCGTAAATCTGCCTTTATCATCAACTGCCGCTTTATTAAGAGGCATAACCGCATTGTTAGCAATATTAATAGTTTCAGCATTTTCATCAACACCACCGGGCGTAGCTTTAGTAGCATTCTTATCATCTTCCACTATTATACGCTGCCCATTATAACCTGAATAATACTGATCATTGCTCTTTCTAAAGTGAAAACTATCCTTAGTGACTTTAAATCCGTAGCAATTAGCAAGAGCTATAGAAAAGATGGTCACTAAGTTGGTCTTACCAACGCCAGAACCACCAATAAGATTAAGAGAATATGGTTGCCTCCTAATAGGTTGAGTGCTATGATAATAATCCAAATCAGCAATAATGATAGCTAACTCTTTCTTCCAAATATTGACTGTCACTCTATCTGCTGTGCCACAAACTCTGGCAAGACGAACCATCTCTCTGTGAACAATACGAACTTCAAAATCATAATCGTCAATTGTCTCACGAAAATGATCAGGTAAATTGCCAGCCATAGCGTGCGAGTACTTGGCTCTAATGGCATCATACCTGTTAGAAAGATCCGTCAAGGCTGGCATCGGAAGGAAAAAACTCTTAAGTTGCTTAGTTTCTACTACAGCTCTAACTCTCTCAAACAAGCTAAGAATTAACTCTAGTCCAAAAGAAACTATATCAAAAGATGTAATCTTTATAAGAGAAGAGTCTTTGAGCATATCCTTGAGATTGGGGAGATGTTCAGCTAGGCCTTTCACACCGGAAAAGCCTAGAGAAACCAATATCAGGATACCTTTTTTAATGTCATCCATGACTTTATTGTCAGCGAATCCCTTCCATTTTTCTAAACCTGATCTAAGTAACGAGCCAAAGTCCTCACCAGTCTGCTCTGTATAAAATAAACTATCAAAAGTGCTCTTAATGTAACCATAGTTACCGACAGCTAATCTGGCAACAGAAGCCATAAAATGAAATATAATCTTATCTCTACTATCACACATATATATAGTGGAAGAAACAGTTAACAATTCCAGTATGACACTACTGAGAAAAGGAAATTTATCAAAATAAGGCATAATTAAACTCATAACAGCATCTAATGGACCAGTCTGGTGTTCCATCTTCTTAAGAGCAGCAATGAGTCGCTTACG